GGAAGCGCTGAGCCTCGATTCTCGAGCGTTTTCGGAGGACGCTAAAGGCAATAGCCGCTCTGAGACGGCATGGGACGGCATGGGACAGCCCCGATCACCGATCTGCACAGGCTCCCGACCTGTGCGGACCTGTGCAGGGAACCTGTGCAGTCGATTTTTCGCAGTTTTCCGCTAAGAACGTAGCGATCTGCACAGGTGCACAGCTATTTCCTTAGAGACTTCTCTTTAGGGGAATAGAAAAGCCTGACGGCAACGACTGGTAGGTGCGAAATGCACGAAAAATAGGGGCTACGAGAATAAGTTATACAAGGAAAACCTGTGCACCTGTGCAGATGCTCTGAATTTGGCTGTTTTCTGCGGATAAATCGCGCACAGGCAGCTGCGCACAGGTTGCACAGGCTAACCCACCTGTGCAGATTCAGCCATTGAGCGGCACAATTTGGCCGATCAGCGAATATGATTTATTGCAGCGAGATGCGTCGGCTGTTGAAGCGCCTTTTCCCAACGCTCTACCCTGAGTTCGTCGCTTGGATTGACGACAAAAGGCCAAGCTGGCTCGATTGGGCCATGCTTTTCCTCGGGCTCTCCTTCTTGCTCATCATCTTCGCGCAAGCAATTGACGACATCGTCGCCTACTACATTTACGAAAGCCAGCAGCAATGGACACCTTGATGAAACCCCTCCGGCGCCTAGCGTATGCATTCGGCGTTCTTGTCGTTGTCGCTTACGCGATCGCGGGCCTCTACTTGGATGTCGTGACAAAGGGCGGCTGACGATCAGCCAATCAACAAGGCTGCCGCCGACAAGGGAGTTTCACGCTCGTAGGTCCGCTGCCGGCCATAAGTGCCATGCTTCTGCCAGTCGGTCTGCGTCCATTCGGTAACCCGAGACATCGCACGGCCGAGCATCTGAGCCTGGGCCTGCCCGTAGGCCTTCGGATCGCCGCGGAGGCACTCGCACCAGATTTGCGGTAGACATACGCGGTCGCGATATTTCGGTTTTTCGTCGGCGTCGACGTCGTCTAACCCGCCATCGTTGATCGGCAAATCGAGCCAGGCGGCGATCATGCCAGCAAGGCCGTCGTCCGAGGATTCGATCCGTCGCGATTCTTGCAGCCCTGCGGCGATGCGATGGGCTTCGGGGTCGGTCAGATATAGCGGCAGCGTTCCTTCCGGCTGCTCCGCCCGCATTGCGCGGTAGATCGTGAGCGCCTCGGCCCACAGCTGATCGACTTCCCGCTCAAGGCGGTCGGTGTCGATATGCCGGACGTGGCATGGCATGGGCCAGAACCGACGGCCGCCGCTATCATCCTTCAGATATTCGCGATCGTTCGTCGAGCCGATGAATATGCACTGCCGCGGCCACACGCCGGCACGCTTGGCGTAGGCGAGGCGCGCCTTGTCCTTCTGGCGGCTGATGAAGGCCTTGATCGCGCGCACGTCCGACCGCTGGAAGCCGGTCAGTTCCGGCAGTTCGAGGATCCACGCTCCCTGCATCGTCTCGATCATCGCCCGCGGGTCGTGGAAGTCGCCGTCGAGCTCGGCGAACCATTTGCGTGCGAGCACCTGGATGAAGGTGGACTTGCGTTTGCCCTGCAGGCCTTCGAGGATGACCGCGAAGTCGAACTTGTGGCCCGGCTCGTAGACCCGCGTTACCGCGCCGACCATCATCAGCCTGCCAATCGACAGTGTGTACGGATTCGGCTCGGCGCCGAGATAGTCGATGAACAGTCGCTCGACGCGCGTTTTGCCGTCCCAGGTGAGGCCTCCGAGATATTCGCGGACCGGGTGGAACGGCGTATCGTTCGCCGCGATTACGGTCGCGGCCTTGAGGTCGCGGTCGGTGACCTTGATCGCGTAGCCGCCCTGCGTTAGCGGCGCCTCGATGACGGCGCGGATCGCGAAATCGCGATCATCGTTCCAGATTTCTCCGTTAAGCGTGTCCTGCACCTGCCAGATGCGGCCGTTCAGCTGCACGGTTGGCTTCGGCTGGTTCTTGCGGCGATCCGGCTGCGTGCCGGGCGGCGTTCGTTGCACCGTTTCGTTCGTGAATTCGTTCAGCCGCGGCAGCCCGACGAACCGCGGGTCGTTGCGCATGATAAGCGTGACGTTGTGCAGCGTGTTCGCCCAGCCAGCGCCGTCCTTGAGCGGCTGCATCAGACTCATCCATCCGAGCGTCGGCGCGGTCGCGCTGCCGATGATGCTGTCGAACTCGTCTGCGTCGCCGGCGCCGCCGATCAGTGCGTTGATGTCGGTCCCACCGGTCGGTTCATCCAGGTCGACCTCGTCGAACATTTCCTCGAGATGAATCTGGTGGGCGACGGCCTTGAGCGTCGCCATGCGGACTGAATTGGCCTTTGGTTTGAAGCTGTTCCATACGATCCGCTGGTCGCGAGCGTTGAATTTCTCCGACTGCTTGCTGAATTCGCACCAGAGGTCGTAACCGTCCTCGCCGCCGCCCGTTTCGTGGTGCAGGGCCATCCCGACCTGGAGCCAACCGTCGCGGTCTTCGCAATATGCGTCGAGCGGGAGGACATCGAGAATGTCCTGAATCTCGTCTTCCGACAGCCCGAGGGGCGGCTTTAGGTCGAGCTCGCGGGTCTGATTGTCGATGATTCCGAGGCTGTCGAGGTGCGACGAGGCGACGAACGGGCTGGCGCCGACGCTCAGAGCCGCGAGATCGAAGGGGCGGTCCCAGCGGTACGGCCGGCCGGTGTCCGGATGGATCGACGGCGGCATGACGGCCTGCTTGCCGGTGCCGAACAGTTCGATTTCCCAGTCGCGGCGCTTCACCTCGCGTTTGAGGCGGTCGTCGAACACCATCTTGAAGGTGTCTGAGCGCGCGAGCTTCTTTGAGGTGAACGGTCGGTCGCTGACGAAATAGAAGTGCCGCGACGAGCCGCCCGATCCGGAGATGACCGTTGGCACGCTGTCGGCAATACCGGGGATCAGTTCGTTGAGTGCGGTGAGTGCGTCGGCGAGTCTCGATTCGTCGCGGACATCGAGGTCGATGAGGTGCAGATAGCTGCCGTCGACCAGGCGGGAGGCTTCGCCGAGCCGCACGCCGAGGTTCATGCCCGGTTGATGGCGCCGGCGGAGCGCGTCGAGCGTCGCGACCGGTTTGGTCGACCAGTCCTCGCCGATCGGGCGTTTTGATTTCGGGTGCAGCCAATGAAGCGCGAACCCCGCAGAGCGGAGGGGTTCGATTGCCGTCAGGATTTCTTCGTCGAACGCCGTCAAGTCACACTCCCAAATGCCCGTTCAGCCGCAGGCCGCGGCATCAGGCGAGCGTGAGAAGAAGGAGTTCCTGTTTGCTGGGCGGCGTGCGGCCGCGCGCCTTGAGCGCCTCGACATTCGCCTCACTGTTGGCGAGCTCGTGCAACCGCTCGACGCCCTTGATCGAAAGGATGCGGCCGGCGCGGAACCATTTATACATGCCCTCCTCGGTCATGCCGATGCCCTTCGCCAGGGCTTCGACATCGAGTACCTTTTGCTGGCGTGTCCGGTATTCCGGAAAGCTGGTCGACAGGACGCGATAAAGCTCGGTTTCGGTCCAGCTCAGGCGCTGCGGCACATCGGATTCCATTCGATTCGCTCCCTCGCGTTCGGCGCGACGATAATTCAGCGGCGACGATAAATCAACTCTGTCGTGTCTGCTCACTAAACAGTTGACTGTTACGGCAGGAATCTGGATAAAGGCGTCCGACTCGCCGGGGTGGCGGGGTGAACTTCGAGAGGGTGCAAGAGAATGAGCATTGAGCAGTTGATCGCGGATCACACCGCTGCGCTGAATGAGAACACCGAGCAGCTCAAGATCCTGAATGCCGGCCGCGCTGAAGCGCTCGCCGCAGTCGACAGGGTCGCCGCGGCAGCCGGAGAGTCGGCGCCGAAGCGGGGTCGTAAAAAGGCCGAAGCGGAACCGGCCCCCGCCGCTGGTGCCGAGCCTGCAGCCGGTGCCGCCGCTGAACCGGCCCCCGCTGCCGCCGAACCGAGTTCGTCGACCGTCTCGGTCGAGGAGCAGCTGCGCGCCGCTACGGCCGGTTATGTCGACGCCGAAGGCCTGACCGCCGAGCAGAAGGCCGCGCGGATCGAGAACATCAAGGCGATCATGAGTCACTTCGGCGGAATGCTGTGCGGTCCGCAGAGCAAGCTCGACGACCAGCAGCGCGCGCAAGCGCTGTTCTACGTCAAGCGTTACGCCGCCGGCTGTACGGTGAACTTCAGCCAGGAATACGATTTCGCCGGCGATCCTGCGCAGGGCGGTCTCGAGGAGACCGCGGCGGCCGACGACGAATTCGACATCGGCTGAGAAGGGGTGAGCGCCGGCAGGGTAGCAAGCGCCCGACACCGCTTACGCAGCATGAGGCCGGAAACTGCTGCGCACCAGGACAGGGTGATCTGAGGGAGACCCGGCGGGCTTCCCATACTGTCCGACCCGCCGACCAATTTTGGGGAGGGAAAGAATGAGCGTCGCCAACATTGCCGAATTGCTCGTGCTCTTAACAGCGGCCGGGATCGTGATGTTCGGCAGCATCGAAGCGCTGGTCGAACTGCTGCGGCGGTGAATGACTCCCCGCCCCTAGAGGAAGCGGTCGATCGGGCCGCTCAGATGGCCGACCTCTCCGAGCGCGATCGCAATGTGATGATTGCACTCGGCGTTCTTCAGGGCCGCGTCATCGACGCTCGGCGCCACTTCGATCAGGACTTCATCGAGATCGATTTGCCCGACGTCGTCACCACGACTGTATTCGAGGGCGTCTATGGGCCGGGAGACGTGGCGTGAAGAAGGCTCCCGTTGTCGTTAAGCCGGCGATCAGTCCGATTGTCGGCACTCCGCCGGTTCTGAGTTGGGTTTCCGTCCATGATCTGCAGATCGACGATGCATACCAACGGTCGCTCGAGAGTGAGAATTCCATCAGTCTGATTCGCCGCATCGCGGCGCGCTGGGACTGGCGGCTCTGCCAGCCCGTGCAGGTTGCTCGTCGGTCCGACGAGACACTTTGGATCGTCGACGGGCAGCATCGCCATGCGGCCGCTATCTTGCGCGGCGACATTCCAAAATTGCCGTGCGTCATCTCTGAGTTCGGCGACGTGGCCGACGAAGCGGCTGCGTTCGTGCGCATCAACAAGGAGCGCCGTGCGCTCAACGCTGTCGATGTCTTCAAGGCTAACCTGGCGGCAGGGCAATCCGACGCGATCGAAGTCGATGCGCTCATTCGCGATGCCGGTTTCACCATCGCGCCGCACCAGAATTACATCAGCTGGAAGCCGGGAATGCTCTACTGCATTCCGGGCATCGCCGCTTCGTATAAGCGCTTCGGGAAGCGCGTCACCTCGGCTGGCCTGGTTGCACTCGCGGAGGCCTACGAAGGGCAGATTCTGCGCTACGCGGGCCAATTGTTGCGCGCGCTGTTTCACTTCTACGACCAGCATCTCAACGAAATTGACTTTGATCCCGACCTGTTCGTCGAACGACTGGCACTGAACACGCAGGATCAGTGGATGCGGCGCGCCGCCGAGCGAGTCGCCGCTACGGGCGAGCCGAAAATCAAGGCGCTGGCTCAAGTCATCGCTCACGCATATCGGACAGCGAAAGACGCCGCGTGACCGATGACGAGATTGCTTCGGACATGATGGCGCTCCGTCCCACGCTAGTCAGCTTTGCCCGCGCTCTCTGCGGCGACCTGGATTACGCAGAGGATATTGCGTCCGAAGCGATTGCGCGTGCGTGGAAGCACCGCACGAAGTTCGAGCCCGGTACGTCCCTTCGGGCCTGGCTGTTCGTCATCGCGCGCAATTTGTTCATCAGTGAAAAGCGTCGCGGCCGCTGGAATGGCGGCTATCTCGAGGACATGCCGAGCGTAGTCGCGAAGCTGAGCCAACGTGCATCGCAGGAAGATCATCTGATCCTGAAGGACGTCGAGAAGGCATTCGCCCTGATGCCGAAGGCGATGGTCGACGCCGTCATGTCCGTCGTTCTGAACGGCACCTATGAGGAAGCGGCCGAGGCTGATGGCTGCTACGTCGGTACGATCAAGAGCCGTGTTTCGCGGGGCCGTGACACGCTGAACGGCCTGCTCGCATGAGTGGCGCCCACGCCAAACTCTCCCCGTCCGGCGCATCGATCTGGATGAACTGCCCCGGCGCGATCGCCGCGCAGGAAGGACTCCCCGACGAGACTTCCGAATTCGCGGCCGAGGGCTCGCGCGCGCACGAGATTTCAGACCTCTGCCTGACCTTCGGTCTCAGTCCCTACGACTTCATCGGCTCCGTCGCCGAGGTGGAAGGCTTCACGTTCGAGTGGACCGAGGAGGATGCCGATTATCTGGTACTCGGCATCGACGACATTCGCGCAGTTGGCGGACAATTCTTCGGCGAACGCCAGGTCGATTTGTCGAAGTGGCTCGGCCCCGATCAGTTTGGGACGCTCGACCGAGCGATCTTGCTGCCCGATCTCATTATCATCGATGACCTGAAATTCGGTCGCGGCGTGCCGGTAAGTCCGGTCGAGAACAAGCAGCTGCGGCTCTATGCGCTCGGATTCATTGAGCAGGAGGTTCTGCCGATCCTTGGCAAACTACCCTACGATTTCCCTGTGTTGATCCGGATCGACCAGCCTCGTTGCTCGGGCGGCGGAGGCGAGTGGCGCACAACGTATGGCGAGCTCCTGGCGTTCGGCGAGGAGGCTCGAGCCGCGGCCGAACGGACGCGCGATCCGTACGCGCTGCGCATCGCCGGAGATCACTGTCTGTGGTGCAAGGCTCGCAAGCCCGGCTGCATGGCATTCGAGACATTCGCGGCAGACCTGATCGACAGCAAATTCGATGACATGGATGTCGCGATCGCGATTGACGTCGCGCCGCGCCTGAACAGCGTTATGACGCCTGATCGGCGGGCCTACATCCTGAAGCACAGAAAGCTGGTCGAAGACTGGTTCGAGATTTTGCACGCCCAGGCGCTCGATGACGCGATGCGCGGATTGCCGTGCGGCGGGCTGAAGGCCGTTGAGGGCCGGAAGACCCCCGATAAATGGCATGACAATACTCGCGCAGACGCGGCGCTTGCACCGCTGCTCGGCGAGGCGCGATTCACTAAAAAGGTGAGGTCGCCGACCCAAATTCTGAAGGAACTCGACGACGCCGCAAAGGCGGACATCGAACCGCTGATCTGCCGTGGGACCAAGAAGCCCGCGCTCGTCAGCGAGCAGGACGCTCGACCTGCAATTCTGGCTCTCGAGCAGCAGTTTGACGAAGTGGAGATGGACTGATGGCTGATGATATTGAGCTGAAGCTGTACGGACGGCTTTCGTTTTTCCGAGTATATGATCCGCAGGACCGTAAGAATGATGCGGGGCAGGTGACCGGCAAGAATTACAATACATGCATCCTGCTCCCGAAGGATGATCCGCAGATCGCGAAGATTAAGGAAGCGATGGCGGCTGCGAAGAAGAAGACCTGGGGCGACGCGGCACCGCGATTCGCTCCGGATCAATTGTGTCTGCGGGACGGCTGCCCTCCGGACGAGGAAGGCAATCGCGCGCCGCTGTACGATGGCTACGACGGGATGTTCTTCGTTTCGGCGAACCGACCGGTGAAGCTCGACGAGTACGAACTCATCAAGTCGGGCCAGAAGAAGCGCCCCGTCCGCGTAATCGGGCCACGCAAGAATGCTGAAGGGCGCTTCGACGAACTGAATGATGGCGACCCGTACGCGCCCTATTCGGGATGCTATGCGAACGTCGTCCTGCGCATCTACGGTTATGTCGGCAAGGACGGCCAGAAGTCGCGCATCAACGCCTCGCTGGAAGCTGTGCAGTTCGCCAAGGACGGCGAGCGGTTCGGCAATGGCGGTGTCGATGTCGACAGCGTGTTCGACGAGCTCGACACGCCGACCGACGACATGGGCGGCGCGCCGGCGAAGGCTGCCGCGCCCGCCGACGATTTCGACATCGGCTAAGCGAGGTTCGGCCGCCGCGGGGTTCGGAGCCATTATCTCCGCGGCGGCCGGATACCGGCATGACCAAACCCAACGTCGCTTGCGACGTCGAGACCTATAGAAATTACTTCCTCGTCGGCTTCAAGCGGCTCGACGACGGCAAGGTGATTCAGTTCGAGTTGTCCAACCGAAGTCCCGCGCCTGATCGGCAGCGCGTGAAGCGCATTATGCTGCAGAATAGGATCATTACGTTCAACGGCCAGCCTTACGACGTGCCGCTGATCTTCTATTTCATCAACGGCGCGACCAATGCACAACTAAAGCAGGCGAGTGATCGCATCATCCTTGGCAATGTCCGCTACTGGGATGTCGAAGACTTGCTCGGCATCAAGATACCGGTCGAGTGCGACCACGTCGATCTTATCGAACCGCAGCCCAACGCCTTCGCGTCGCTGAAGACGCTGAACGGCCGATTGCATGGTCGCCACATGCAGGATTTGCCGGTCGAGCCGGATACCGTGCTCGCACCCGAGCAGATGGATGAGACGACGATCTACAACGGGAATGATCTCGATTCGACCGAGATTTTGCACGACGCTCTTGTTCCCGCGCTCGAGTTGCGCAGGGTACTCGGCGACCAATACCGGCTCAATCTGATGTCGAAGTCGGACGCGCAGTGCGGCGAAGCGATCATCAAGCGCCGGGTCGAGCAACTCACCGGGAAGCGCGTCGAGAAGGTGTCGACTCCTGCCGGCACGACCTTCCCGTTCAAGATCCCGACCTGGCTCAATGTCGAGCATCCCGAATTGCGCGCGATCGTCGAACGGCTGCGGACCGCGGAGTTCATCGTGCAGGCGGACGGGAAGGTGCGCTCGCCGGATTGGCTGAAGGAATGCTCGGTGACCATCGGCGCGACGACGTACGCGATGGGCATCGGCGGTCTGCACAGCACCGAATCTGGGCGTGCAGTTCATGCTGACTGGCAGCACCAGCTGATCGATTTCGACGTTGGCAGTTACTATCCGGCGATCATCCTCAATTCCGGCCTTTACCCGCGGGCATTGGGTCGTGATTTCCTCGAGGTGTTCCGCCAAATCCGCGACGAGCGTCTCAATGCCAAACGTGCCGGCGATAAGACATCGGCGGAGGGCCTGAAGATCGCTCTCAACGGCTGCTTCGGTAAGCTCAGTTCCCCGTACAGCATCCTCTACGCGCCGCACCTGATGATCGCGGTCACGCTCGGCGGCCAGATGGCGTTGCTGATGCTCATTGATCGCGCCGAGCGCGCCGGAATTCAGGTCGTTTCGGCGAACACCGACGGCGTCGTGTTTCGCGTTCCGCGCAACATGGGTGGCCCGGTCGAGAAGTCGCGCCTGACCGGCGGCAGCCTCGCCGAGATCGTTGAGCAGTGGGAGGCCGACACCGGCTTCGAGCTCGAGGCGACCGAATATCGTTCGCTCTACTCGTCCTCGGTCAATCACTACATCGCGATCAAGCCGGACGGTAAGGCCAAGGCCAAAGGGCCAGGCTGGACGGGCCGCCATGAGGGCGACATCCGCACGCAGCTGATGAAGAACCCGAGCATGGAAATCGTCACGCTCGCGGTGATCGCATTTCTTCGGGACGGTACGCCGCTCGAACAGACGATCCGCGCCTGCACCGACATCCGGGACTTCGTGACCGTCGTGAACGTGCAGGGCGGCGGCACCTGGCGCGGGCAATATCTCGGGAAGGTGGTTCGCTACATCTGGTCGAAGGACGGCGATCCGATCTTCTACAAGAAGGCCCATCCGACGACAGGCAACTTCAAGAAAGTGTCGAAGTCGGACGGTTGTCGTCCGGTGATGACCCTGCCCGAAGTGCTGCCCGGCGACATCGATTACGAGCGCTACGTCGTCGCGGCCGAGGAATTGCTCAAGGACATCGGCGCCGCGCGCCGGCCAGTCGAGATCGGGCGCGTTCGCGTGCTGAAGGCCGACAGGCTAACCTGGCTGGCGCTGAGTTTGGCGGCATGAACTACGGTCAGGATCGCATGAAATGCCCCGCTTGCGGCGGGATTGCGGAGAGCGACAGCGTCGACGTGGGTGTTGGCCTGATCGTTAGGGGAAACTTCAGCTGCAGCTGTGGCTGGGAGATCGACGGACCGGATGATTGGGGCTTCCTTGATCCGGACGAGCGGCCGTTCGCGCCGCCCGATGCTGTGTGAACTCCGCCCTCGAATTTCTCCGCCTCTCGATTCTCGGCGGCATTGATCCGCCCGCGCGGCTGATCCCGTTCGACTCCTATCATATCCGGCAGCGCGCCCTCCGCGATTACCAGGAGGCCATCATCCTGCGGGCAGCCGATTACATGCGGGTCGGCGTTCGGCGCATCCTCTTGCAGCTGGCGACCGGCGGCGGGAAAACCGTGATGGCCGCGGCGATGCACGGCAACGCGGCTTCCGTCGGATTGACATCCGAGTTCGTGGTTCACCGCAAGGAACTGATCGACCAGACCTCGAGGACGTTCACTGCGTTCGGGATTCAGCACGGCTTCATCGCAGCTGGACGGCCGTTCATGGATCATCCCGACGTGACGATCGCCGGCGTTCAGACGTTAGTCAATCGGCTATCGGGGCTTCTGCCGCCCGACCTGGTCATCATCGACGAGGCGCACCACGCGACCGCAGCCTCCTGGCAGCGCGTGCTTGACGCTTACGGCGACGCCTTCATCATCGGACTGACCGCGACGCCGGAACGGCTCGACGGCCGCGGACTCGACGATCATTTCGATGTGATGATCGAAGGCCCGCCGGTGGCCGAGTTGATCGCGCGCGGCTTCCTGTCGGAGTTCGATTATTACGCGCCGTCGGTGCCGGACACGACGAGCGTTCACACGACGGCCGGCGATTTCAACCGCGGCGAAGTCGCCGAGCTCATGGATAAGCCCAAGCTGATCGGCGACGTTGTCGAACATTACGGACGCCTCGCTGCCGGCGAGCAGGGCATCGTCTTTGCTGCCTCGCGCGAGCACAGCCGCCACATGGCTGAGGCCTTCACCGCCGCCGGCACGCGAGCGGCGCACGTCGATGGCAGCTTCCCCGATGCCGAGCGGACGCGGCTCGTCGACGCCTTCCGCGCCGGGGACATCCGCATTCTGTGCAATGTCGAACTGTTCGGCGAAGGCTTCGACGTGCCTGGAATTGTCTATTGCGGGCTTGCTCGACCGACCAAATCGCTCGCCCTGCACATGCAGCAATGCGGCCGCGCGCTCCGCATGTTCGAGGGCAAGGACATCGCGATCCTCGCCGACCACGCCGGCAACGCGCTGCGTCACGGCCTTCCGGACGACGAGCGGCGCTGGAGTCTCAAGGGCCGCGAAGTCCGTCAGCGCGGTGCCGCAGCGAACGACGCCTTGCCGGTGCGGCAGTGCAAGACGTGCTTCCGGGTTTCCCCGAGTACGGTGACCGAGTGTCCAGGCTGCGGCGAGCCGTTTCCCGTCATTGTACGGCAATTGGTACAAGAGGAAGGCGAACTCACTAAAGTCGAGAGGATGCAGCGCCAGGAGGAGGCTCGGCGTCAGCGCAAGGCCGAGGAGCGCGAATGCAAGACGCTCGAGGACTGGCATCGGCTCGCGGCGAAGCGCGGGCACAAGCGAGGCTGGGCGAAAGTGCAGTGGAAGCTGCGGCATGGCGGGAGGATCCGGTGACCTCCGAACGCCGTATCCTCGCCGAGACGTTGATCGCGCTGACCGCTGAGCCGGACATCATGGCTTGGCGCAACAATTCGGGGCAAGCATGGCAAGGTCGGCGTATGGAGGGGCGACCCGGCTCACTGGTTCGGCTCGAGCACGGAATGGTCATCCTGCGCGATGCCCGGCCGGTGAAGTTCGGCCTGGAGGGATCGGGCGACATCATTGGTGCGGCGAGCGGGCGCCCACTGGCGGTTGAGATGAAGACCGCCGAGGGACAGCAGCGACGCGCACAGATCATGTTCGAGCAGGCATGGGTGAAGGTCGGCGGTATCTACATCCTCGCCCGCTCCGCAGGGGAAGCCCTCGACAAGGTCCGTTCGGCAACGCTGATCGGTTAACTTTTATTCACCTTCACTCAACTGTTGACACCCCTTGCGACTCAGAGTATTTCCTCAACCGTAAGTTGAGTAGTCAACCTAATAGATGGGGTGAATGAGATGTCTGCCCACTTGTGGGAACGTACAGGAGAGAGCGAGCAGAAGCAGTATTGGGGTCAGGTCCGCCATAAGGAATTCGCGGAGCGGCTCAACAAAACTGCGGACCTCAATCCGAACGTGCCGCCGCTTCGCAGCGGGCGCCTGACCTATATCCAGGAGGAGCTCAAGAAGCGTGACGTCGAAGTCTCGCTCGAGAGCGTCCGCAAATGGTTCTCGGGCGAATCGATGCCGCACCATTCGCGCGCCACCCTGCTTGCCGAGATACTCAAGGTCGACGAGGCCTGGCTGATCTTCGGCACCGACCAGACCGTCACCCCCGCCCAGCGCCGGCTGCGCAACGCGCTCAACGATGGAGCGGTCAATTTCGTCGCCGGCCTTGCGCAGATGGACGGCGCGGCCGTGGCCTTCCCGGATGCTGACGACGGCTATGCACTGGCCCAGCACATTGACCTTCAGGCGATCATCCGCGGCGCGAGCTATGCGATCTGCGTGGTCGTCGCCGAGAAGGATGAAGACGACCGCCTGATCTTTTCCGTGCCGACTGATCTCAGGAACACGGTGCCGATTGGCGTCGTGCGCAACGACGGCTTCAATTTCTCGATCTACGAGATCACCCCGATGGCGATCGAGATGGGCAAGCCGGGCAAGACCGGCAAGGTCAAGGTCGACCTGCGCGATGAAGGCGTTCGCGAGATATTCGGCTTCAAGGAACGGTTCTGATGAATGCCATGTCCGCCTCAGCACTCGCCATTGAGAAGCAGAAATCGGAGCTCGAAGCGAAGATCAACAAGCGGATCATCGACGAAGGCAAAGACTGGCACCCACTTCAATATCGCCACAAAGCCGAGGCCATCGCGTCTGAAATGGCCGGCGACTTATGGGAGTGGGTTATGCTAGAGAAAATGGGTCGATTGCCTCAGATCGCTTTTGTCGGTTATCGGGGCGACTGACCGCCAATCTAACTCCCCCCTTCCCCGCCCGGCTTCACGACTCCGAGAGCTGACTGCTCCTTGGCCGGGCGGGGAGACCTCCCAAGTCCCAAGCAGTCCTATGCGATCCCATGCTTTCCGGGGTCGAACGTCCTACCAAACGTCCTAACTTTTCCGGAACGGCCTCATTTCCCCTCTGCCAGTCGAATCCTGCATCCGGCACGCCGGTTCGTGTCCTATGCCGTCCCATGCAGTCCCGACGGTCGCGTAAGTCGCTCTGTCCGCTGGCGTAATTGCAGTCCTATGCAGTCCCATGCGGTCCCATGCAATCGCCGTTGCGCCGTCCATGAAAACGTCCTACGCGTGAATCCGAAGGCGGAGTTAGGACGTTTTGCGCAACCAGCTGACCGACGCAGCGATTCGGCGGGCGAAGCCGCAAGCGAAGCCGTACATTATGACCGACGGTCAGGGACTGTTCCTGATCGTCAATCCCGATGGCTCGAAATGGTGGCGTCTCAAGATCACGGTTGCGGGCAAGCGGCGCACGATGGGCCTTGGCGTTTATCCGGACGTCGAGCTCGGCGACGCTAGGGACCGCCGCGACGAAGCGCGCAAGATCGTCGCGGCCGGCGGCGACCCAGTCCAGGCGCGCCGGGCGCCGGCGAACGAGGAGGACGCCAGCTTCCGCAACCTCGCCGAGAAATGGATGGCGGCCAATCGCAGCGAGTGGAAGGATCGGACCTACAGGATCAGGAAGAAACGGCTCGAGCGCCACGTTTTCCCCGAGATCGGCACGAAGGATATTCGGACGATCGATCCGACCGAGATGCTCCGGGTGATCCGCAAGATCGAGGCGACCGGCGTTGCCGAGCTGCCCTGGCGCATGAATGCCGACTGCGGCGCCATTTTCCGGTTCGCGATCGCATCAGGCTGGAAGACCCGCGACCCGACCGCGGACATCAAGGATGCGATCAAGAAGCAGCCGGCCGTGACGCACCACGCATTCATCCGGCCTGCGGAGATGGGGCACTTCCTCGCCCAGCTGCACGATCCAGAGCTCGGTATCGACGAGGTCACGCGCGATGCGCTGATGCTGACCATCCTGACGGTGTCGCGAACGGTCGAGGTACGGTTCGCGCGCGCTGCGGAGTTCGAGGGGCTGGGCGGAGACCGGCCGCAATGGCGGATCCCCGCGTCGCGGATGAAGATGAACCGCGAGCATCTCGTGCCGCTGTCGCGCCAGGCGGCGGGAATCGTCCTGCGGCGGATCGCGCTCGGGACCGACTTGCTGTTCGCGCGCCGCACGAAGTCCGGGGCAATCAGCGAGAACACCATGCTCTACGGGCTGTACCGCGCCGGCTATCACAGCCGCGCGACCGTCCACGGGTTCCGGCGCACGTTCAGCACCCTCGCGAATGAGGCGACGACTGTGGTTGCTGGTGTCGAACAGAGGATGTGGACTGCCGACGCCATTGAACGGGCGCTCGCGCACGTCCCTTCGGATAAGGTGCGCGCGGCCTATAATGCTGCCGAATATCTGCCGGAGCGCCGCCGAATGTTGCAGTGGTGGGCCGACTGGCTCGACCGCGAGCGCAGCATCATCGAATTGATCGGTTAGTCCCTAGCCGTCCCATGCCGTTCCACGGCGGGCTTGCAAATCAACTCTTTGTTGAGTAATAGAGTTGTGCGTGAGGGAGACCGACAATGGAAGACGATGATCTGCGCGCGCTGCTGAAAGACGCGCTCTACTGGCTTGAGAGCATCGGGGACAAACCGGCCGCGCCGGGCAGCGTCCTCGGGAAGCTGATCGATCGGATCAAGGCAGCCGTGGGAGACGCATCGTGAATCATGCGATCACTGTCGGCGGCCTGCTGCTGGCGCTCGGAGTACTGGTGGGTCTCATTGTCTCCGCCTTGGGTCTCCTGACGATTTTCGCCGCTGGCATGTCGGACGCTGGCGACGACGGGACCGGCGCCGTGGGTTGCGCGGTGCTCGTCGCCGGCGCGGCATTGCTCGCTGGTTCGCTTTGGGCGCTGCTGTTCTAACCGCTGTGCCTGACGACATCGAATTCTGGCCCTTGGCGCGGGTGGTCGCGGTGACCGGACTCTCGCGCTCGGAGATTTACCGGCGCCAGAAAGAGGAACCCGGATTCCCGCACTCCCGCCCCTACCGCGACTCGACTCGCGTCTTTTGGCTCTCGACTGAAGTGCGCGCGTGGATGGTCGGCCAGCTCGCGGATGTGAGCGGGCTGATCGGATGAGGTGGGGCAACGTATGCACAGGGATTGATGCTGCCGGGGTCGCTTGGCAGCCGCTCGACTGGGAGATGGCCTGGCTGTCCGAGATCGACAAGGCGGCCTCGGCGGTTCTCTCCTACCGTTTCCCCGACATCCCCAATCTCGGTGACATGACCAAGATTGCCGACCAGATCGACATCGGACTTGTCGAAGCGCCCGACGGTCTCGTTGGCGGGACGCCCTGCCAAGGCTTCAGCGTCGCCGGCCGCCGCGGCGGCCTTACCGATCCGCGCGGTCAGCTCACCCTCAGTTTCGTGGAGATTGCCGATGCTATCGACCGTGCTCGCCGAGCAGCCGGACAGCCAGAGTGCGTCATCCTATGGGAGAACGTCCCCGGCGTCCTCTCCATGCGCGACAATGCGTTCGGCAACTTCCTTGCTGCTCTTGCCGGAGAAGATGTGCCGCTCGAGCCGACAGGGAAAAGATGGTCGGACGCTGGTGTTGTGCTTGGACCCGAAAGGGCAATCGCGTGGCGGACCCTTGACGCCCAATTCTTCGGCCTGGCCCAACGACGCAAGCGTGTGTTCGTTGTCGCAAGTGCTCGTGACGGGTTCGATCCCGGAGAGGTTCTTCTTGAGTGGGAAGGCTTGCGCCGGGATTCTCCGCCGAGCCGCAAAGCGGGGGAAGGAATTACCCATGATGTTGCTCCGTGCCTTACAGGCAGTGGCAGGGGCATTGAGCGGAGCGGAGACACGCGAGGACAAGACCCCGTCGTCGCCGTCGACGACGGACATCGACTCACTAATCGGGTGAGTCGCGAGGCGTTCGGAGGGGGAAATTGCAGCGGCCCGATTGCTGCTGCTGCTGCTCTGAACGCCAATGAACGCTATGATTTTGATAGCGAGACCTTTGTTGTCGAGCCGCAATGCGTCACCGGCGACATCACTCACACGCTAAAGGCCGAAGGATTCGACGCTTCAGAGGACGGTACAGGCCGAGGCCAGCCGATTGTACCTACGGCCTATCGCACATCGGGGAACTGCGGCGCGTGGGAGACCGGTGATCGCGTCGATGCGCTGACGACCGGCACGGATCCGTTCAGCCACATCCTCACATTTCAAGGGCGTGGATCAAACGTGATGGTCGACGACGACCTTTCGGGTACGCTGACTGAGAACTGCGACCGCGCGTCGGGTGGCGCTCCTTGCGTTGCTTTCACCGCCAAGGACTATGGCGCCGACGCGACTGATGACTTATCGCCCACCCTTCGCGCGGGCGGACATTCCGACAGCCATGCAAACGGCGGCGTGATGCCTGCGGTTGCATACAGCGTGGCGCTGCGCGGCCGCGAAGGCGGCGCGACGGCCGAGTTAGGTGACGAAGTGGCGACCTGCCTCCGGACAGGAGGAGGAGGAGGAGGAGGAGACAAGCCTCACGTTCTTTTCAACATCACCCCGTCGAACAGCAACAAAGACTACAACGCGCGTCGCGGCGCCTATGCCCAAACGGTTACCACACAGAGCGGCTCGTCCCCGTCCGCGCGCGGAGGCGATGTCATCGTTGAGCCGCAGATGGCCGTCCGCCGCCTCATGCCCGTCGAGTGCGAGCGCTTGCAGGGTTTCCCTGACGGATGGACGCGCATTCCTGTTCGGCGCTATCCGACTCAACAAACAAGTGAGACCCGGCCGCCCGATATGTGGGAACCCGATCCGAACGGAGGCTGGTGGCTGATGGCCGCCGACGGCCCGCGTTACAAGCAGCTCGGCAACTCGATGGCGGTCCGCTGCATGGGATGGATCGGTAGCCGAATCGCTCAGCAGCTTCGCACCGCCGAAGTCAGGAATCTCATCGGATGAACACTGACATCGACGCGCTGATCGGCGGCGCGCCTGAAGAAACTCCGCAGGACGAAATCGACAGCCTCTGCAAGGCCGTGGCGAGCGGCCGTGGGAGCTTCGTCGACGCCGGCGATCTCAAGCGCCCGGTCACGATGAATTTCCTGCGGTTGGTGTTCGACATGGACCCGGCCACCGTCAAGAAGCGGCTGCTGCAGGTCAAGCCGGTTCACGGATCGAACGGCAACCGACCGCTCTACGATTTCAAGGAAGCCTGCAAATATCTCGTCGAGCCGATTATCGACCTTGACCTCTACATCCGCTCGATCGACGTCAACAAGCTGCCGAACCTCCTGAACAAGGTCTACTGGGAGGCCAAGCGGACTCGGCTGCGCTACCTCCAGGAAGCCGGCGAAGCGTGGCGCAGCGAGGACGTGCTCGAGGTGTTCGGCGCTACGTTCATGCTCATCAAGGATCACGTTCAGCTGTGGTCGGAGAAGATGCGGGACGAAGTCGGCCTGACCGACGAACAGTGCGCCCGGTTCAAGCAAATGCAGGATGCGATGCTGCTCGATTTGGACGAGCAGTTGCGCGCCCTGCCGGCCAAGCGCTCGACTCCGTCGATCGCCGCCCACGAGGGGGACGGGGCGGAGGGATGAGCGAGATTCGCGGTCAACTGGAGCGAGCCAGCCGATTGCTTGGTTCGGCCGTTGGAACGGTGAACGTCGCACTGGCGCGCAACCGGGTGAGTCTCCCTGCGATTGCGCGGGCTGCAGACGCCCTGGATGAAGCGGCTCGGGTGTTGCGGGCGGCAGTGACGCAGTGACGGGGTTGATTCTCACAGGCGACTGCAGGGAGACCTTGCGGACATTGCCCGACCAGTCGGTGCATTGCTGTGTTACGTCACCGCCGTATTTCGGGCTGCGGGATTACGGGACGGGTAAATGGGAGGGCGGCGATCCGGAATGCGATCATAAGCTGACGACCGGCTCTCAGGGATCCACCGGCCAGCGGGCTGATCGCGCCTTTACGCAGGAGGTTGTGCAACGTGACACCTGTCGGAAATGCGGCGCGACGCGGATCGATCAGCAGGTTGGTCTCGAGCCGACGCCTGACGAGTTTGCCCAGGCGCTCGTCGAGGTGTTTCGCGAGGTTCATCGAGTGTTGCGCGACGATGGCACGCTATGGCTGAACCTCGGCGATAGCTATGCCAGTCGCTCGACCTACAATGCACCGCAGACGCTTGCGGTTGAAGCTGGCTGGAAGGATGCCGGAAAACGTCCGAACGCCGGACTTCCGGATTCGTGCAAGGAAAAAGACTTAATCGGCGTTCCTTGGCTTGTCGCCTTCGCGCTGCGCGCCAACGGATGGTATCTCCGCCAGGACATCATCTGGGCAAAGAAGAACACGATGCCCGAATCGGTGCGCGACCGTTGCACGAAGGCCCATGAGTATATTTTTCTGCTCACGAAGCGACCCAAGTATTTCTTCGACAGCGAGGCGATCAAGGAACCGGCGGTCACCCCCGCAGGGACGAAGGGCGGTAAGGGCTCGGCCAAGCGTAGCGGCACAGATGGCGTCAATTCGCGACCGCCAGAATACGCGGTCTACAATGGTTTCAGGAATAAGCGTGACGTGTGGCACGTCGGGACGAAGCCGTTCAAGGAAGCCCACTTCGCGACGTTTCCACCTGACCTGATCGAACCCTGCATCCTCGCGGGTACGTCCGAGTATGGCGTCTGTGCCGACTGCGGGGCGCCGTGGGAGCGGGTGATAGAGCGCAGTCCAATGATCGTACGGCGTCTAGAATATCCCGAACTGGGCGAGTTTAATCGCATTCGCAGCAGCGGGACAATGCTCGAGCCTCCAATTAGCACGACGACCGGCTGGCGACCGACCTGTGATTGCAATGCGCCGGTCATTCCGGCGACAGTACTCGACCCGTTCTTCGGGGCCGGCACTACGGGACTCGTCGCCCGTCAACACGGCCGCAGCTACATCGGCTGCGAACTCAATCCCGAATATGTCGAGATAGCCGAACGCCGCCTTGCTGCGGCAGCGCCGGCCGCTCACCCGCTCGCCCCTCTCCTTCGGCTGCTCGCGGCATGACCTTCGCCACCATCGAGGACATGCTGGTCGCTTCCGCTGAGGCCGTCCGACCGCCCGAGCGCCTGAGCGTCAGCGAGGCGGCCGAGAAATATCACATCGTCAACAACCCCGGCACGCACGTCGGGCCGTTCTCGAACGAGAAGACACCCTACAACATCGAGCCGATGGACGAGCTTCAGTCGCTCGACTTCACGGCGGAAGTCTACGTCGGTCCGGCGCGCTGCGGCAAATCGATCAACGCGATCAACTGGCTCTGCTCGACGGCGATCTGCGATCCGGCCGATATGATGTTCATCAATATGACGCAGGCATCGGCGCGCGACTGGTCGCAAGGCGATCTCGCCAGGGCGATCCGCTATTCGTCCGAACTGCGGGGCCGACTGGTTCCCGGCCGTCAGAACGACAACGTCCACGACAAGAAATTCCTCTCAGGGATGCGGCTGCTGGTGAAGTGGCCGACGATCTCCGAACTGTCGGGCAAGACGATCCCGCGGCTGTGGCTGTTCGATTATGATCGAATGCCGCAGGACATCGACAAGGAGGGCAGCCCGTTCGACTTGGCGCGGAAGCGCGCGCAGACCTATCGGCGGTTCGGGATGTGCGTCGCGGAGTCATCGCCGGGCTTCGAGATCGAGAATCCGAAATGGCTGCCAACGAGTCCGCATGAGGCTCCGCCGACGAAGGGCATCCTCGCGCTCTACAATCGCGGCGACCGGCGCCGCTGGTACTGGCGCTGCCCCCACTGTCACGATCCTTTCGAGGGCGACTTCAAGCTGCTTCGCTATCCCGATTCGACCGACTCGATGGAGGCCGCCGAAGCTGCGGAAATGGGCTGTCCTTCGTGCGGTGCGCTCATTTCGCAGTCGATGCAGCAGGAGCTCAACGCCGGCGGCCGCTGGCTGAAAGAAGGCCAAATCTGGCTTCCGGACGGTTCCATTTCGGGGACTGCCCGGCGTTCGGACATCGCGAGCTTCTGGCTGAAGGGTGTCGCCGCGGCGTTCGTGACCTGGAAGGATCTCGTCCATAAATATCTGCTGGCACAGCAGGAATACGAGAACACCGGCAGCGAGGAAGCGCTGAAGGTCACGGTCAACGTCGACCAGGGGCTGCCCTACAGCCCGAAGGCCGTCGAGGCCGGACGCCTACCGGAGGAATTGAAGGAACGGGCGCAACATTACAGCGAGCGCGGAGTCGTGCCGCCCGGAGTGGGTTTCCTCGTGACCACGATCGACGTTCAGGCGGGCGGGCGGCCGTCGTTCGTCTGCCACACCTACGGAATCGGTGAGGCCGGCGACATCTGGCATGTCGATATGTGGAAGATCAGAAAGTCGAATCGGGTCGATGAGGATGGCGAACGAAAGCTGATCGATCCTGCTGCGTTCGAGGAAGACTGGGACGTGCTGATCCCCGAAGTGCTCGAGCGGCAATATCCGCTATCCGATGGCTCCGGTCGTTTGATGCCGGTGAAGATCGTCGCCTGCGACTCTGGCGGCGCGGCGTCCGCGCACAGCGCTCGCCTCGCCAAGCACGAAGGCCCGAAGATTTCCGTGACCTCCAATGCGTATCAGTTCTGGCGCCGGCTGAAACGGCGGGGCGACGGATCGCATCTGCGCTTCCATCTCGTGAAGGGCGCTCCGTCGCCGAACGCGCCGGAGATGCACAAAACCTATCCGGACAGTCAGCAGAAGGACAAATTCGCCATCGCCCGCGGCGATGTCCCGGTGTGGCTGGTGAACTCGAACAAAGTGAAGGACCGAGTGGCGAACAAGCTCGGCCGAACCGACCCTGGCGGCCAGGTTCATTTCCCCGTCTGGTTCGATCCGGAGACCCACGCGCCCGAGGACATCGGTTGGCTATATACTCAGCTGACGACCGAAGTGCGGACGACGCGGGGCTGGGAAAATCCTTCGCGCCGGCGCAACGAGGCGTTCGACTTGCTGGCCTATTGCATCGGGATTTGTTCGACGCCGCAGATCAGGCTCGAGCATATCGACTGGTCGAAGCCGCCGGCTTGGGCCGATCCGAACTGGGATAAGAATTCGATGGTGATCCGTGCGGCCGGCCAAAAGCCCGCCGTATCGTCCGACGAGCAGAAACCGACGATCGAGGATTTGGGCGAGAGTTTGGGGTGAGGAGCGGTCCGCTCTTATCTGCAATCGGTGATGACGAGAGCGGCTGATTGACCCTGATTTACCAGCTTTGGGCGCCAGAACTGCCACCAATGGCGGTCCGGATTCGGAACCTTTGTCCATTCCATGTGCGGTACATAGACGGAAAGACCGTAAGCCACATCGAGGCGCATTCTGTTTCCCCCATAATGATGCGTCGGCGTGGGAGGTTCCTGCGCTGCTCAATGCCCGCAGGCCGCTAATCCCCGTCACTGCCCGACCCGTAGGCCCGCCGACGCACATTCGGGACTGGTCAACCGCTCGCCACCCATCCGATCCCTGTGCAAAGGCGTTTCAGCCAGCGTCGGGGACCAGCCTAAGCCTCGTCCGTTGCGTCCCGCCGCAACCAGTTCTGGTGCGGAATGCCGTTCCCCTGTGGCTTCGAGGAACGGCCGGAGTCCCGACCGTGAGTCAGTGTACCGCGTCGACCTAGCTGGCTCGGTTGCCCGATCATCCAGCAGTGCCATGACCTGCCGCTCAATTACACGCACCGGTTGTGTCGGTCAACACTTTATTGATTCGCCACTTTACGAGTGTCATATACCGCTGAACGCAACCGCGCGGGCGAGGGATGGCGACTCTTCAGGAACGGCTCGATGAAGCTGAAACAGCCTACCATGACCTCGTCATTGGCAAGGCACTCGTGCAGTTTCATGACTCGAACGGCGAGCAGGTGAGCTACAACCAGGCGAACCGCGGCGCGCTCGCTGCCTACATCCAGGATTTGAAGCGCCAGCTCGGTCTTGCGACCGACCTCGGCCCGATGCGGCCGATGTTCCGATGACTGATATTGACGCTCTGATCGGCGGCCCGTCGGCCCCATCGGCGCCGCCCGGTGCGGTCGCACCCCTCCCGACGCCGGGCGGCGATATTATCGTGCGTCCGCTCGACCCGAATGCTCAAGGGGCGTTCGACGGGGCGGACCGGTGGAATCAGGACTTCGGCCTGTGGGCGCCGCCGCTGCGGTCGGCCGATGCCGACCTGTTCCCCGATAAGCCGACGCTCGACGCGCGCGCTCGCGATGTCATTCGGAACGACGCCTATGTTCAGGGCGGCGCGACGCTTCACAAAGACAATATCGTCGGCGCGCAGTTCCTGCTCAACTCGCGCCCGATCTCCCGAGTGATCTTCGGCAAGCAGGACGATGTCTGGGAATCGGAATTCCAAGAGGAGGCCGAAACCCTCTGGGAACTGTGGGCGGATTCCCCCGACAACTGGGTCGACGCGTCCCGGACGAACAATTTCACCGGGCTCGTGCGCCTCGCCATCGGCGTTCACCTAGCCGCCGGCGAAACGCTGGCGACGGCCGAATGGGATGTGGCGAACGCGAGCGATTACAGCACCTGCATCCAGATGATTGATCTCGACCGGCTGTCGACCGACCCGATGTCGAGGATGGATCCGCAGGTGCGGGCCGGCGTGCGGCTAGATTCCCGCGGCGCGCCGATCGCCTATCAGATTCAGACGCAGCATCCGAACGACGTCAACTACTTGATGCAGCTGCCAAAATGGGTGGAAGTCCCGCTGCGCAAGCCGTGGGGGCGGCTGCAGGTCATTCATCTCAAGGAGCAAATCCGCGTCGATCAGACGCGCGGCGTGCCGGAGATGGCGGCGGCGCTGCGCGAGATGCGGATGGGCCATTCGCTGCGGGACATCAATCTGCAGCACGCAGTCACGCAGGCTCTCTATGCCGCGACGATCACATCCGAACTTCCGAGCGAGACGCTGTTCGCGCAGCTCGGCGGCGGCGAACTGACGGCTGAGGCGGTCCAAGAGGCGATGACCAATTTCGCCACGGGCTATCTTGGTTCGATCAACAAATATGCAGGCAAGGCCAAAGGTCTCACCATCGACGGGGTGCGCGTTCCGCACCTTTATCCGGGCACGAAACTGGAACTGCTTTCTCCGGGCGCTAACTCGACCTCGGGCACAGCGTTCGAGGAATCCTTGCTGCGGTACATCGCGGCTACGCTCGGCGTGTCGTACGAGCAGCTGAGCCGCGACTACACCAAGACCAATTACAGCTCGGCGCGCGCGGCGATGACCGAGACTTGGAAATTCATGCAGGCGCGGAAGAAGGCGATTGCCGATCGCTTCGCCAACTCGATCTATCGCCTCTGGCTCGAGGAGGCGATCAACAAGAACCTGCTGACGACCTTCACGGCGAAGCAGGCCGGC